TGCGAACGCGAACAACGCTTCATCGAACTCGAACACGAACTACGGGGCGCGTCTGGCCTTCCGCGGAAAATTCGTTATAATTGAATAGAGCGGACCTCGTGATTTCGAAAAAAGCGTTGGAGGGAGAGCCGTAGGCTGCTCCCTCTTTCTTTTTCTCGCGTAAGCGAGTCGATTTTTGAAACTAATTTTTATATGGTTGTATTTTTGTCTGTAAAACGTTCCATATATAGAACATTTTCACTATATTTGCATTGTGAATGATATAAGATATGGAATTGAAAACGAGATTCAAAGTAATAATGTCGAGTGAAGCCGATGCATTTCTTGACACTCTGCGCCAAGACGTTAAGGATAAAATTATCTATAATGTAGATAAGGTAGCCAATGGTTATATGGACAAAGATTTATTCAAGAAATTAGATGATACTGACATTTGGGAGTTTCGCACCCTGTATAAAGGTATTCAATATCGTCTGTTGGCTTTTTGGGACACCGACGCGGAAACGTTGGTTATTGCCACGCATGGATTTGTGAAGAAAACACAAAAGACCCCACGCAAAGAGATAAACAAGGCGGAAGCCGTCAGAATATTATATTTCAACTCAAAAAAATAAGTATATGGAAGCAATTAAATTTTATACCCTTGATGAAGTTAAGGATAAACATATAGGTGAGGTCGGTACACCGCACAGAGATAAGTATGAAGCTGAATTGCAATCATTTTTGATTGGGGAAGCCATAAAAAAAGCCCGTAAATCCCAAAACATGACCCAAGAGGAATTGGCACAAAAAATCGGTGTACAGCGTTCACAAGTATCCAAGATAGAAAGCGGACGTAATCTGACCCTTTCCACCATTGCGCGAGTGTTTAAGGCCATGGGTATGAAGGCGTCTTTGAGTATTTCCGGTTTAGGAAGCATAACTCTTTAAAAAAATAAAAGGCGGACAATCCCTCGCGCCGTTGTGTTTTGCGGTCCGGCAACAACTCGAATGCGAACAGCGGTCTCGCTTATGCGAACGCGAACAACGCTTCATCGAACTCGAACACGAACTACGGGGCGCGTCTGAAATTCTGTTGGTTAAATTAATCGGAGACCCTGCACAGGTACGAGATTACCACCGCCATTCTCCGAGGGATTCGAGCCTCGGCAACAGCATGATAATATATATTTATTAATGGAAAGCCGGAACATATCTTTAACCACATGTGGGGAGAGGTTGGACCACTCCCCACGAGACCGGAAGGCGGTCAGCGATATATACGATTTATTCCAACCGGCCGTAGCTGCACCTGCGGTCTGTTATCCGTTATATAATCTCATACCGGAGATTATATCCGATGAGAATTTGGAAAGGTCATTCAAACGTGTCATGGCAAATCTGAGAAGTGCAGATACCCGAAGCGGGAATCGGCAAAGAGAGATAGCTGTAATAGATGGTATTGAATGTTCACCAAGAATGGCCCGTTATGTAAAAAACAAGCATAAGATACTTGATGAGCTGAAAGAACAGATAGGTAACGGCACATTCCGTATAAAGAACCTCAAGTCGTTTACTGTGGATGACGGACCGAAAGTAAGAATTGTGCAAGCCCCGTCAGTCATAGAGCGTATTGGAAGCAATGCGATTATGGAGCCGTTGGAAAAGCATCTTTCACCCCTATTGATAGAAACAACGGCTGCATCCATACAAGGACGCGGACCGCATGGTTTGTTCCATCAGGTACAGGATACATTGGCAGAGAACCCCAATATACACTATTATTATCAAAGCGATTATAAAGGATATTATGACAGTATCGACCATGATATATTAATCTCCACAATCAGGCGATATGTCGGAGACCCTGTCTTATTGCCTATTCTTGAAAATTTTGTCAAAGCACTATATCCCAACGGGAAGCATGGCATAAGCAAAGGACTGCGTTCCTCACAATTCTTTGGAAACCTTTACCATAATGATATTGATCACCGGATGATTGATGAATATGGTGCAAAACATTACTTCCGTTTTTGTGATGACATCTTTATTCTCGGTGAGAGTAAACGTGATTTGTGGAAATTGCGGGACAAACTACACTATGAAGCAGCTCAAATAGGGCTGACAATAAAACCAAGCGAAAAAGTGGCTCCAATATCCTCCGGTATGGATGCCCTTGGCTTTGTCAACTACGGCGACTATACATTGCTACGAAAACGGACAAAAGTAAATGCAGCCCGAAAACTTTCCAAGATTAAATCACGGAAACGGAGACAGCAAATAATTGGTTCATTCAAGGGTATGGCCTGCCATGCAGATTGCAAACATTTATTTTATATACTTACCAAGAACAACATGAAGAAATTTTCCGAAATGGGTGTTACGTACACTCCAGCAGATGGAAAAAAACGCTTTCCCGGCAAGGTTATGCGTTTGAGCGACATCGTAAATATTCCAATTGAGATACATGATTTTGAAACAGGAATAGACACCAAAGAAGGGGAAGACCGTTATCTGGTATCGTTCCGCAATCCCAGGACTCAAGAATGGGGAAAGTTCTTTACTGCATCGGTTGAGATGAAAGGCATTCTTGACCAAATAAGCGATATTGAGGACGGCTTTCCATTTGAAACAGTTCTCAAATGTGAAATGTTTGACGGAGGCAAACGAAAATACAATTTTACCTGACGGGAAAAAGATAACATACTAATCCGCTCGGTATCCGCTACTTTTGTCGTAAATCAAAATTCATGCAATGGAAAAGATTTACGGCACAAAGAAGCGGCAGGATTGTCTTGTACGTACAGGACGCTCCAAGTGGATACTGTTTTATGGCTTCGGGAAAGATGATGAGAATAGTGAGAATGGCTGGGAGTACCGGCATACATTCGACCATAAACCCACACTTTCCGAAGTCAAGGAACTTGTTGTGTCCGCTATAAACACGGCTACGGAGGAAAAGATTATAAACGGCTTTGTCTGGAACGGGAAAGCGGTATATCTTTCACCCGAAAACCAATTAAACTTTTCCGCTATAGAACGTAGTGAAAAGATTCCTTATCCGCTTATTCTAAAAATCAATGAACAGGAAGATGGTACGCCCATCTATCATACTTTCGAGAATGCAGATGATTTTATTGCGTTCTCCCAAGCAGCGTGCGCCTATGTGATAAAGACTGTTCAGGAAGGGTGGAAAGAAAAGGATGAAGTGGATTGGACGGTATTTAATTTAAAAAGTAATAACGATGAAAAAGTTGATTGAATGGCTCGGAATGAGTAACAGGTGGAAACACCTCGTAGGAGGACTGATTATCGGCATTTTTGCATTTGGTTGGTTTACCGCAATGTATGCCGGAGTTTTGACAGCAGGTGCTTTGGAATATAAAGACAAGGTGTATGGCGGTAGATGGGATTGGATTGACTTTGGTCTTACAGTAGCCGGAGCAATGATAGGACAACTAATAGGAGGAACTTTAATATGGAACAACTAAGCACGATTATCCAAGTTGTCGGTTCGCTCATCACATTAGTTATATTGCCCTTGCTATTGCTTAGAAGCAAAAAGAAACAGGCAGATGCCGAGGCTGAAAAAACCGAAGCAGATAACATCACAGCTTATGCAGCTGAATGGAAAGAATTGTACGAGAAGAAGGAAAAGCGAGTTGTCGAACTGGACGCCAAAATTGACCACCTTTACGCCGAGATAACCAAGTATCGTGACGCTATCCGCGAGCTAAGCGAAAAGAACAGCGAGCTTGCCGTTCAGAATCAAGCACTGGAATTCCGGAAATGCAATAAACATGGTTGTGCTGACCGCGTCCCACCAAGCGAATATTAACCAAATAAATTATAAGTATGAAGATATTGATTGATAACGGGCATGGTGAAAACACTCCCGGAAAACGCAGTCCTGATGGTTCGTTGCGTGAATATGCTTATGCACGTGAAATTGCAGATAGAATAGCACATGAACTTTCCGCAAGAGGTTATGATGCCGAACGCATTGTTCGGGAAGCAGTAGATGTTCCACTATCAGAACGTGCAAGGCGTGTAAACGAAGTTTGCGGACGATATGGAACAGCCAATGTGGTTCTTGTTTCTATCCACTGCAATGCTGCCGGAAACGGTGCAGAATGGATGAACGCAAGAGGATGGAGCGCTTATACATCGAAAGGCAAGACAAAGGCTGATAAACTGGCAACTTTCTTGTATGAAGAAGCTGAAAAAAACTTTATCAGTCAAAGAATACGCAAAGATAATTCTGACGACGATCCTGACTGGGAAGAAAACTTCTATATTTTGAGCAAGACAAAATGCCCGGCTGTACTTACGGAAAACTTTTTTCAGGATAACAAGGATGATGTCCTGTACCTTTGTTCCGAAGAAGGCAAACAAGCTATTGTTAAAACCCATGTAGAGGCAATAACCAGATATATTCAGAAGTATGGTAAAATGGTTTAAAGATATTGTAGCAATATTGTTTGTGGTATTATTTTTCACATCACTGTTTTTTAATGTGCGTTTTTGCATATCGAATAAAAAGTTACCTATAAATGATACCACAAGAATAACTGTTTTCGATACCATACCCTATTACAAGCCTGTACCCAAGGATAGTACCGTTATTAAATACATCACGCAGATTCTTCCTACTGCAAAACCGGATAGTACGAAACAGACTCCGGACGTAGCAGATACGACTAAACCTCCAAATAAAGACAAAGACAGTGTTGAGGTTGAAATCCCCATTACGCAGAAGATGTATGAAACAGACACATATCGGGCTTATGTAAGTGGCTTTCATCCACAACTTGACAGCCTGATACTTTTTGCCGGGCGTGATATAATGACCGTAACAGGTAATTATCCCAAACCCAAGAAGAAAAAGTTCAGTATCAGTCTGCAGGTAGGATATGGAATAACACTGAGAGAAACGCCGCAATTTTCTCCATGTCTTAGTGTAGGTTTATCGTATAATTTGTTTGATTTCTGATTATGATAGATATTATATTAACGGTCAATAAGGAAAAAGTATATGAAGAGGTAGCAAAGACCACATCGTACACCGGTGCGAAAATGGATGATGAGCTTGCCTACGATCGTATATTTACGACGGATGAGGATAAAAGCATGCTTGAACGTTTTTGGTGCGAGAGTAAGAATACCATATGCAACAGTTTAAAGAAAATGCTTCTTGACGAAACGGAAGCTGACAGTGAATACAGGCTTTCGTTGGGGCTGTCGAATTCATTCGATGAAGCTCTAAAAGAAAGTATGCAGCGTAGCTTGTTTTCATTCTTCGTGATGAATGTCACTGCAAAGTGGTACACGTTTACCAATAAGGAAGAAGCTGCCGGATATGCAACGGAAGCTGCTACCTATATGGAGGATATAATGCGTAAGGCATTTTTCAAAAGAAAGCCCATGCGCCCGACATACGAATAATCATTAATTCAAAATATTATGGCAGAAAATAAGAAAACATTAACCGTGACACAACAGGTCAAAGAACTTGTCTATGATATTCAGAACAAAGCGTATTTGACGGGACAGGCACGAGAAGCGGCCGGCAAGAGCTATCAAGTCGCATCCAATATGCAAGCAAGTGATGACGATGAAAACAGCTATCAGATACGTCGTTCGTTGGCCAATGCCTTTTCCTCTTTAAAAAGTCTGCTTGGAGAGTATCTCAATGAGGATAATACAACAAGCGATAATCTGATGGATGAAGAGATAGATAATAACGGTAAACTTTCATTGGAGTTTTTGCTTCCGTCTAACTATAACAACGCTTCGGCGGACGCACTGGGAAATGGCATACATTCATATCTTGTAGATATGGCACTTGGAGAGTGGTTTGCCATAACCAGTCCGGAAGATGCCAATGCGTATATACAACACTCCGGGGTGAGTCTTGAAAACGTGAAGCGTGCACTCTACAAACGCAGCCGTCCGGAAAGACCGACTTATGATTAATTGATGTTCAAGCCTATGGTATATTGTCAAAACAGCCAGTCTAAAACAAAAGCGGTAACACTTGTGTTTAAAAGGGAAGAACTGCTTTACGATGCGGAGAATTATTCTTTTGTAGAGGGCGACATTATGCAAGCGGAAGATGAACACGCCAGACATCAAGTATTCGACATCGGTCAGGACGGTAATGTGGACAGAGTTACGAGAATACTTAACCTCGTACATTCTGAATGCGTGGAAATGTTGTTTCCTTATACGAAAGAAGAAATTTCCGATAAGCAGGAACCCCTTGATAATGTTATGACCGTGCCGGAAGAATACCTCATAACCCTTGTTTTGCCTGTGGAATTTTCATTGTCTACCGTGAAGTTGCTGAAACATCTGATACACGAATATATGGTCTGCAAGGTCCTTGCCGACTGGATGAGCATAACAAATCCAGGCAGCCAAGCCAACTGGGAAGATAAAGCCCGAAATATCCGAATCAAGATACAGACTTCCCTTGTTTCACGAAAAGGCAAGATAAGACGAAAACTAAAACCGTTTTAAGAATAGACAAGAGCCGGGGTGCATCACGCATACCGGCTCTTTCTCCTTATAAACAATCTGATAACCTTAAAAATAACTGACCTATATGTTTCATTTATCGTAGTCTGTTGAGCATACGGGGATTGAACTGGACACTAAATCCTAACAGGCTTTCGGATTTGTCAAGTGTACAAATGAGTGCAATTCTAAATGCTTTGTACGGTGTTCCTCTGAAACCACGCATATATTTGTCTGTACTGCTCCATACAGTATGCCAATTAAACAAATCATTCGAACCGTACAGTACTTGTACTACATGTCCCGACTTAAAATATCCACGTTGAATGATGGTATCTATCGTCTTGAACACATCTGGCTCATCCATTTTGAAAGGGCGGGTAACCACTAATGCCGTTATGTTTTCAGCAGATGATGTAGAAAAATCCACAAGTCTGTTTCCGTCAGCCATTGCTAATGCTTCCGGATACGAATTGACATTGTTCACTATGTCTGACAGCATCATTCCCCAAAGCTTTGACTTCAACGAAAACACATAAGCATAGCGTACAGCCGGGTTATACACAATGATATGCTGATTGGTATAATCATATATCATCCGGCAAGCGGCAAGAAAATCAAAAAACGGAATCATAGCAATATCGTCAAGAGCCGTTCGTTCATTTTCGCTTGCTTTTCCATTATAAACTGATAGAAGTTTATCCGATCTTGGCAAATCAGAAATAGAAAACAAATCTTCCGCATTTAAACTTTCTGATATGCACTGCACAGTAGAACCACTTATCAGCATAATACCTCTATTGGTGGCAAACAGCACTGCATTATCAATTTGTGTGATACTGTTCGTATTTATACAAACCTCCCGTGTTACAGGTTGCCGTGCTGAGTATGATCCCGTATTTGATACTTCTAAGGCCCATACACCTTCTGATGTAAAAGCATAAAGTGGAAACTGACCGAACTGTCCCTCTGATAAAGCTTTTACAGCTGAAGATATACCAAGAATAGTGCCAGTACCTATTGTATTGATACCGAGAACCGGAAAGTGAAATGGATTATTGATTTCCGATGTGTATATTTTGTTCGGTAAATCAATTATTCGCTGTTCACGGGGACTTGCTGTAGGATAATCACTAAGTCCTGTCGGAGGATTTTCCCAACCGGCAAAATAAAAAGCTCCGTTAAGGAATTTGTGCTGTTCAAGTGGCACTTCATAATATTGTGGTAATCCATAATGCGTCACAATAACTGCTTTGTATGCGTTTATATTAGGGTAGAACAAAAACAGCAATGGCGGATCCAATATTGACGCTTGATAAGATTCTCCATTGACCACTATGTCCCGACCATCCTGCTTGATATAGAAGTATACAGAAACAGGCATTGTTCCATCAAAATAAGTAGGGGACATTCCATCAAAATTAGCAACATATCCGTTGGTATATGTAATCATCGCTCCTGTGTTATACAAGTTATATAATTCTTTTTGAATGTTTGCGATGTTAAGTCTTGAATTATAAACAAACGAATAATGTGGAAGCAATTTATCATGACTGTCATAATCATCTGTCATAACTTCTCGTGTTACCAATGACTGTAGATAATCTTCTTCGATTACCAGTTTTGTACGTGTAGTGGAAAGTTGTTCAATACGGAGACTTTCAAGCAGGTAGAATTGCGATGTTGAACGAATATCCTCTTTTACATCATCAATACTTCTACGAGGAATCATCAAACGTCCACTTGGATAAGTCAGTCCGTTGGGGTCAAATGTAAAGGCATATAGTTTATTGAATGTATGATGTTGATAACGAATTGGAAATTTGGAGGTAGAAGCTGCTTGATTTATATGTTTGCATACACAATAAGAATTATAGTTTTCCGATTGTGCAAATCTTGTACATTTTCCGTTTTGGTCATAAGTATAAATAGGTTTTGAAACAAACACATCAACAGATCGAACTATATCTTTCCAATTTTTAAGCATATCAAGGCGAGACTGAAGAACAACGGCACAATCAAGGTCGTGTATCATTCCACATATTCGAAGTTGCGCATCTGTATACTTTCCCTTTCCCGTCAGGTGTGTCCAAAAAACTTGCGGTGCAAGGTCTGATGAAGCAATCATCAGAATCGGAGCCGAGTGCATTGTCAATGTTCCATCGTATAGCCGATAGGCGTATCTTACAAAGAAAGGAAAAATGAATTTGCCCTTATTTGTAGACCTTTCAGCAATAAATTTATTGATATGGGCAAGTACTTGGTCTGTAATTCGCGTTTTATTGTTATCAGAGAATTCATTCCAAATGCTGCCTTCACTAATAGCATCAAATGATATTGAAAATTCATCTGTCCGAACCATTTCACCCTGCAACCCAAATGAAAGTGGGCATTCAGGTATTTTTGTACCAAGATATAAATATCCGTCATTATTTCCTTTCCATAGAAAATAATGCATACCGTCAGTTGACAAGATGAGAAGCGTATTGCCAATAGCTGTTACCTGATATACCTCGTTAAATGAACGAAGAAAAACAGGCTGATGTGCGTCAGAACCATTCCACCAACTGATAGAATTGTTGTTAAAGATGATATAGTGCTTGAAGTTAGCCGATTTATGAATATACATAACCGAATCACCACCTTTGAATTGTAATACTTCGGATGGCGGCAATATGGGTTTAAGTGCACCGTTTTCGGGAATAACACCTATCGATGTTGCCAAGTCCCCATCGGCGCACTCATAGTCCGATGGGTTGGCAGAATACCCATTGTATTTTATTTCTTTAATCATATCTTTCTTACAAAAGGAGTTTGGTAATGATTGGTAGCAATGTGCCATGATATTGGCTTTCCTTAGGCTCTCCAACGCATAATCTCGCCTTGTCTGTTACACCCGACACATCAAGTATGGCGGAGCACAGCCTTTTAGATGAGGCTCTGAAATGTTTCCCTTGCCTATTGGATGGAAACACACATGCTTCATGCCGACCGCCGGTTGGTGAGCGGTATCTGACATAAAGATATAATTCTCCGTTCTCACTCATAATATCCAGGACATCACCTCGCGAGAGATGAAGTTGCTTGGCTATATGAGATGTAATGTCTATTCTTCCCGAAGAATAGAATACTATATCAGCCTTTCTTGTATTTCCTAATATACTTTCCATTGGGCTTTTCAATTTGATAATAGATGAGACCTTTGCTTGTATGATGTATAGACACAGACAGTTTGACTATACTATCACCGGGTAACCCATGCTCATAAAGCATAAGACCGACCGACGGGCACAGACTTTCAAAGCCTATGCACTTATACTTGTCATTATATTGAATATCGCATAGTTGAGTCGGTTGTCCGATATTTGGATTGACGGTGAAGCCGAAAGAATCTTGTCCGGCAATTCTGAAAACAAACACTTGGGCTGCATCGCCCTTTTTCGCCTTACCTTTGATATGGAGAAACAAGCGTTTGGATAGCGTGATTGAATTGTCGTTACCATCGGCAATCACATAGTAGTTACGTGACTGCCACCATGTTTTTAGTTTTTTGATAATCATAATACGAAAATAGAATGATTCACAGATTATTATGGTTTAACTTTTTACAGACGAATCGAAATATATCCGGCGTGAACGGAAAGAAACTGTTTCGACAAACCGGAATGACAGAGTTGTTTCGATTTCCAGTCGATGCCGGTTGGCGGCTTCTTTTGTTGCAAAAATGTAAGAACAGATTTCTTGCTTTGTTGTTCCTTTTGTTGCTACAATGTTGGCATAATATTTGCGCCCGAAAAGGAATGCCATGATTTCTTTTAATACAGTTGAGTTCATATTGTATGATTTAATCAGTGAATAAATTTGTCTGTCGGGGTTCTTTGGAAACGGAAGAAACTCCGGTAATACTATTTACACGTTCAATTTCTCCGTCAATTTCCGTTTCAAGTGCCTTGCATTTCCGCAAGTTTTGTTGGGTGCGACACTTGAAATAGTCTTTCTGTGCTTTGCGCATCAGAACTACCTTGGTAAAGAATGTTTTTGCATCCATATGATAAATACATTAAAATTCTTTATGGGTTGCTAATTGATAATCTTTCTTTTCTTCTTCTGATAGTTCGTTGTAGCAGCTTTCGCAAACAACAGGGTAACCGTGTTCTTCTTCAAAGTACACACCACAAAGTTGGCAACACCAACCGTCTATAATATCTTCTGCAATGCTCATGATTATTTCATTAATTCAAATTCATACGCCCAAACATAGGGATTGCTTTCCCAAGTGCCTTTACCGGAGACTTTATCTATGAGGGCGGCAAAGGCTTCACGTGGAGTATCAAATCCATTGTCTTTGTTTCCCTCAAATTCATAAAATATAGATGGCGGAAACTCATCATCACCCGAATCTTCATATATCCCTTCTTTCAAGCAATCTTCATCGCTAATGTCCTGTAAGCGTTCAACCTTACGATCTGTAAATTCAATATGGCGGGGCATTAGGTCGGCTTTCACAAACATTTTATTAGTCCAACCGGGATGTAATTTCAGTTCAGGCAATATAGAATCCAAGTATTCTAAGTAAGCTGCATTTTTCCCTTTTCTATGAAATCGGTCAACATCCATATAACTTTGCGCAATGGCAACAACTTCTCCAAGTTCATATTTCGGCAATATCTCGCCCATATCAAACTCTCTTTCATCAGCATCGTACATACAAGGCCAATCAACAATCTTTTTGTCAGAATGGCGTCTGTGTATATTGAATCCTGCGACCCATTCTCCCCTAAAAGTTCTTGGACATTTGATTATTCTTCTCGTCATAGTCTTCCGCCCTTCCAATACAGCTTGAGTTAAGCCAAATTTATCATTGAACATTATTTTCTTCATTGTAGTATTCTTTATTAAAGTGTCCGTTGGCAATCAGCCAATCAATAGCCAATACACAAGATTCGACAGGTGATGCGGTTTCAAAGGATTTCACATAGGGATAAGAGAGTAACCAAGCATCGCTTGTTTCGTGATGCAAGCCAAAAACATTCTCACTGGTTCCTATTCTGATTTCGGTCGGAAGTAACTCCAACAGCCTACACAAACTCCATGCAGGGACATCCTCACCCCACAATCTATCAAATACTTCTTCTCCGGCCATTGGCGATCCGTCAGGATGCTTGTGAAAAGGAAATGCAAGTTTGGCTATTCTTTGAGGAGTCCAAAACTTACCTCTCAATGTAGGCGGCTTGGTTTGTAACTCCCACTCTAAAGCTGGTACCTTACTCTTTGTATGATGATATACCATATCAGCCGTTTCCGGCTTTAGTCCCAAAGCGAGCAATCTTTTTGACTGCTCATGGGTAGTACATATTTGCGATTTAAATTCCATTGCTCTTATTTTTGTTATTAGTTAAAACTGATTGACACATACCTATAGAACCGTATGTATCCGAAACAATAAGAGGGATTCTCTGTATTATCACCTATCTCAATTCGCACGTTATAGCCTTTCATCCGTAAAAAGCGTGCAGCTATTTCATAGGCGGTGTATCTTTTTCCATGAATATCCCAATAGCTGGATTTCCATACTGTTTGAGGAATACCTTTTTTCAGAATCTTCTTAAAGGCTTTGGCGGTTCGTATAACTTCTTTTTTATTCATATTTGTTCCGATTTTAATTTCTTGTTTATTTCTTTTTCAGCAGCTCTGGTCCCTTTCTTGAAACCCTCTACAAAGCTGTCAAAACAAGCTCTATGGATTTCTAAAGTGCATCTTTGCATAAGTGGACAAATCGAACATTTTTGGCTAAGCCCTGCGGACTTTTTAGCGAGTTTCGTTACATTTTTCATTGGTTTATCCTTTCATTCTGCCTAAAAAGGCAAGTTTAATCACATCATATTGAGTTCCTATCCATGCAAATTCCAACATGGCATTATCGTCTGCAATGTCATTAATTTGCATGATTGGGTAGTTACCTTGATTTGTGCTATAACAAACACACGAACTGTAAATAAAATCCTCAACCTCTTCTTGACTTCTTGGAACATTGAAATAACTGTCAAGGCTTCCGATTATATGCTCTTTCAAGTATTCGGAACTATATGCAGCAGTAATCTTATCTTGATTTCTAAGTGCATATCTCATAACTCATCTTTATCTCCTAATTCAGACAACGCTTGTTCAAACTCTTTGAGTTTCTTAATGGCGTAATCTCTACGATAAGTGATTATATCACGACTTGTATAATTTGTATAGAACCGGTCTATAAGGTTTTGAATAAAAAACCTTTCAGGCTCTTCGCAATGATTCAATAGAATTACATAATTCGTGTTTCGTGGGTGGAAACATAGGAATCTATAATAATTCACTTTGCCGCAAGAACATTCAATTAAGCGTTCATCAGTCTTTAATTTCCTAATGTCTTCAGTGTTCAATATAGGTTTCATGATTTAATCCTCCATATTAGGTAGTAAATCTTCGATGTATGCCCAACGGATAATTTCTGCTTTTTTGTAAAAGTTATCCCAATTCATCGAATCAGGGATTACGTTAAATCTACCATTTTTGCATTGAGCAAGATAATTTCTTTTCCTTTCCGGACATTCTTTTGCATCATGCCACACGCTATTGATGCGCCAGTTTGCACCCCATTCCGCAGCTTTAGTGTGTTCAATAAATCTATCCACAAACCCCGGATTGTTCGGGTCTGCTGCAAACTCATTTGCATAAAGATGTTCCTTTATTGCCTCCTTGATGTTTTTTTTCATTCTTCAACTCCTTTCGGTTTGTTTATCGGTTTCCAATGGGTTATCTTGTAGTCCTTGTAGTTGCAGGTTATTTGGTCTAAATAATCTTCCGTCCACCCGTATTTATTGTAATAAGCTGTCAAGTAATCTACTTTCCATTTGTTACTACAGCATAGATATTCTACCCTTAAAATGCAATATGTTCCAATTGGTGGCACGTCTTCCGTGTCCTCTTTGCATTCGTGCCATTCTTCATGCTCATTCCAACGCCTTGCGATCTCTTCACAAAGAATATTTGAGCTTTCCACATCACCCAAGTGGATTTCTGCTATTTGGTAATTCATACCGTCCTTTATACAAAGTTCCGCATCCAATTCATCCGCACCAAATAAGCGTTTGCCTCGTGCTGGTAGGCAAATAAGTTTCAATGTATCAGTATCTAATTCGCCTTTGGCGTATGCCCAATTCAGTTTTATTTTTGTCATAATCCAAAAATATTTTTGTAAAATTCAAAATTTCTGTTTTCTACCTTTGCATCTTCCGGATAATAAGTAGCGCGATGATACCATGCTTGATAGCATTTCGGGCAAAACCATTGATTTAGCACAGCTATGTAATAGCCTGTAGATGCAGTTTCGTTGCAGTAGTCACAAATTCCTATTGCACCATATTGTCCTAATTCCTCTACAAGTTCTTTCCTACTTATTTGGATTACCTTGAATCCTTTTTTATTGTCTTTTATATTTGCCATACCATTCCTTTTTTATTCACAAAGCCCATAGTAGCTCATACAACTTGTTGCCACATCATCGTCGAACAGAGAACCACCTGCACGTTTACTTTGTACATAACGAACAACATCGCTGATTAGAGGATATTCACCCTTATAATACTTAGATGAAATTTTATCAGGACCGAAAAAACTGCTGTTGAACTGTTGTTCGAGACCTGCAATGTAGCTTATCCTTTCTGGCTCTTGTACGCTGATATTGTAAATGTCTTGTTGTGAAGCCATCACGCAAGGAAAGCAACCAACACGTTTGTAGCCCATTCGGTAGAGAGGATTAGGCTGTATTCCATTTTCAAGTATATAGTCAATCACTTGTTGTGCCGACCAATCGAATACCGGACGCAATAGGTCATCAGCATATTTCTTTCGAAATGCCAATACATCTTTACGACGATAGGTGTGGTACTTGTCCTTACCATTCTTATCCTTACCGTATGGCTGCACATAATACTTGAAGTACGTACATTGCTTGGACATTTCGGCACGCTTGGCACTCTCGGCAGCACGTATTCCTTGTATAATCAGAACATCATCGTTTACTTCATCGAGTATGTAGTCAATCATCGGAATGGTTTTCAATTCAGATGTGCAGAATCTCCGTTGCGAGGATGGCCAGCGTGATTTCTTTTTTGTCAAATCTACCATACCGTTAAACTTCTTTGACTTGACGGTAATGAGATTTAAGCCAAGTTGTTCCTGTACTTCTTCGATATATTTATAGGTCAATGGGTGTTCCCAACCTGTATCACAAAATACTGTAATAAAATCTTTTGTTAGGTTATTACGCACCCAAAGAAGTGATGCAAGACTATCTTTGCCACCACTGAATGAAACTATTACTTTCATCCTTTACCTCCTTTCTTCAATTCTGCAATAAGAGCATCAGCACCGCTAATGCTCCACTGGGCTAACGTTTCGCTACTTGCATCCACACACTGATTATGTGAATTGGCTGAAAATCCTTTCATTATCTCTTTCGCAATCTCGTATCTGCGTTGTTCCCAGTCTATGGCTTTTTCAAATTCAAGTGCTGTTCCGGGCATTCTTCGACCGTCTTTCGTTATGAATGAACCGCATAAAACCTGCATAGTACCTGACGGTTCAACATCTATGACCTCGCCGGTAGCCTTTACTTTAGCTTTAAGTTTTTCAGCAGCTCTCATTTGTCTCGTGTGTTCTGCTACACAAGTTTTACACCTGTTAGGATATGATTTGCTGAACTCTGAAATATGCTTTGTTTGCCCGCACTCTGTGCATTTTTTATAAATTGAATTGTCCATGGTTATTATTGATTATAAGTTTCTTGAATAGCTTGGAATATCTCATACATTACTTGTGGGACAATCGCATTGCCATATGCCTTTATCGATTCCTGCCGCCACTTTGAAAAGGCAATACCGTCCAATCTGGTGGAAATCCCATCATCTCGGCTACAAACAGGGGATTGAGTTGGGAAGTTTTTCCACCGTTCTGCGAATGATGCTCTCCTAACATTACCGGCAGGTTGCACAGAGCATCCGTCCTCATTTTCCCATTTTTTCTTTTCAATGCTTGTGGGGAAACGGAGGGTTGATAGTCCCTCGCTGCTGGAGTAGGGAGCATCCCATTCACCGCCATTGCTGTCAAAGCTGTGCCCATTTGACTGTTCGGATTGTATTTCTTGCTGTACTTGTCCGCTTCCCGGGCATTGGGAGTAGGAAGCAACCGAACCATTCTCGCAAGTCCTACGCTTCCGTTCTGTCCGTTCTGATTGATTCTCCTCGGAGTCCCGTTTCTGGTCGTAACAAATTGGTCGTTCTTTCCAATTATCGCTCCGGTTGTTGCATCGCTCGCCATCGGAGTGTGAAGAAGCCCGAACGCAGCCCCTGACGAAAGGTTGTTGAGTTTCGTACCCGTTCTGTCTTTCGTTCTCGCAGCAGCTTTCATGGGGTGTTCCACCACTTCCACGGCACGTGGTGTCGGAAGCAGTCCTACCGGATAGAATGTTGTCTTCCCATTTTCGTTGCATACCTTTAACCCCTGCGTCTGCACGGTGGGCAATAAAGAAGACACGGTCTCTTCTGTGCGGCGCTCCGACGGCACAAGCCGGAATAACAACCGGTTGGACGAAATATCCTTCACGTTCAAGGTCGTTACACACTGTTTCGACAACGTATTCCTGCCGATGCAATATTCTTTTTCGGTCAACCTCTCCGAACAGAGATTCTTCACGTCCCAACGCAGTTTCACTGCCGGGTTGTACCATTGAGAGGATTCCAGCAACGTTTTCACCAACAACCCAATCGGGCTGAATCTCCCGTATCGCTCGTAGCATTTCCGGCCAGAGGTAGCGGTCATCTTCCGCTCCCTTTCGCTGTCCGGCGCAAGAAAAAGGCTGGCAGGGAAAACCTCCGGTGAGGACATTGATTTTTCCACGCCACTCTGTAAAATTTGTTTTCGTGATGTCTTCATAACTTTTGCTGTTTGGGAACCAATAATCAAGTATTTTTCTCCCGAACGGGTTTATTTCACAATGGAACATATTTTTCCAGCCCATTTCCTCGGCAGCTATTTCCGGACCACCGATGCCGCTGAACAAACTACCATGGGTAAACTTATTCTTTTCCATGATTACGGATTTTTTGTTTTTGCTACTTTAGTTGGTTCATAGTACTTGCATTTGTCTGTTCCCGGATTGTATGCTGGCCATACCCATTGCAAACGTGTATCGGGTGGATCGGGCAAATAGCGTTTACAACTCTTGCGGATTGAGCAGGTAACGCCCGAACAATAACTATAATCTGTATTCATCGTCATAATGTTTTTAATTAGTTTACTGTTTTCTGAATGACTGCTCATTGCCGAAATTGATGATTAGCATCATTTCACGGAAACGGTCTGCAATTCGTTCGTCGTAATATTCTGCAATTTCTTTTGCCGTAAGATTGGATGAGACCAGCGTACAGAACTGCTCTTCATAGCGAAAAGACAGCATATCCATGGCGGCGGTTACGTAATCGCCATAATGAATGCTTTCTTTCGGTTCGGAGCCGAGTTCGTCGATTGCGAGTATTTCGATTTGGCGCAGCCTTTTGTAGCGTGCCACATCGGAGGTGTTGTCGCGTGTGGGATTGTTATACGCTTTAGCCAGCAAGACGAGTTCTTTAGCCGATACCATCATGTAGCCGCGTATCGGATATGCATCCGCATTGCTGTTATACCCCTCATCAGAGCGCAAGTAGTTTATAAGGTTTTGCAATGCACGCAGAATGGTGGTTTTCCCATTTCCGGCATCGCCGCAAAGGAACAATCCGAAAGTGGAGGCTTCCGATGTAATCCAATTGGAAATGTCCCAAAGGTGCTTTTTGTATTGTTCGGTGGCATTAAATTCCCTATGCCTATGAGCAACTTCCACCCGGCACGCTTCATATAGCATAGCGTAAACTTGCTTGGCGGTATATGGCAATCTAAAACGAGTTACCATATGTTTTCTCTTCATCAGATTTGAGAAGATTACCTCTGCGTTGATTTCTGCTTTCGGGTCTAACTTTATCATCTTTTCTTTTATTTTTATCATTTACAATTCTCAACCATGCGTTGAAGTGCTGTTTGGCATCCTGTAAGGAAGAATGCCGGTCTTTCCCGTCTGCCAGGCATTGCACCCGGAAGTCGTCAAGACTGCTGCGCAAAGAGGAAATATTCGTTGCATGAAGCACTTGTAATTGGTCAAGCCAACACTCGTCTTTTTTCAGTTCGGCAATTTCTTCATCGATAGTCATGGAGTAAGGCTCGTATTGCAGTTCGTTTTGCACTGTTGTACTACCTTGTATCGTTTGTGGATTGTCATTCTTTCGTGGCAGTTTTTCAGTTTGTTTGGGCTTTCTTTTCTCGATTAGGTTATAATCCCCAATATAGCAAACACGACGGCACTGTACGCATATACGACTATACCTTTCCTGAATACCTTTAGAAGTCAATACTTTTTCAGCGTCAAACAATTCTTTTGAAAACAACCCCAGTGTCAGGCAGGTTTTGATTACTTCTGATATATATGCCTCCTCAAATCCCGTAAGCTCCGAGCAAATGAAAGGCAACTCTTTATCCCACTTCATATAATACCCACTCTTGTAGATATTGCAGAGCAGCAGAGCATATACCGTTATAGCTTTTCCACCTTGATACTTGATTAGTTTTCTTATTTTAAGGTCGTTAAATATATCTATATCCAGAGGGAAATAGTCAAGACCTTTTTTAAAAGTTCGTGCCATATCTGACTTTTTTAAAATTCATTTCTCAAATAATCATCCACTTCACGAATGAAATCATCTAGCGAAAAGCACAGAACATATTTGTATTCTCCGTTTTCACATATTATCTTTTGCCATTCTTTTTGTGATGGAGATTGATAGCCGCCTTTCTTTTTCATTTCAATGAGCAGCGCACCATAATCACGATTGCTTTTCAACAGAATCAAATCGGATACACCGGCTGTTACGCCCTCAGCTTTCAATTTGCCACCTGTAACAGTATCACGTCTTCCTCCGTTCGGCACAGCAAACAACCGGCCTTTTAACTTCGGATACTTCAAATTGAACCACTTTACGCAAGAGCATTGTATGCGATGTTCCTCATCGTCATATTTTTGCTTCTCTTTTCGTTTCCTTTCCATTTGAAGCATTTCCTCAAGTGTCATTGTCGCTTTGCTTTTCGGGTGTAACAATGGTGTCTTTTCCGGTCTTGTCTACTACAACTTTTTTCCCACCAACGGTTATCGTTGTCCTGCAACCTTCGGGGAGAGATTGTATGAAATTTCGTACAACAGGCGAATTGGCATTTTCACTGATGGTATCCGTAATGGACTCATCTGCGGCATATGGATAGACGTCCATAATGGCAGTTTCCGCTACCGATGCAATTTGGTAGTCGGCCATTGTGCCTTTCATACCCTCATCCAGTTTATTTACTGCATCACGCAAGTCGGCTGCTTGTACCAGTACGTTGGTAGCCGTCTTTTTTTCTGCTCCACTTTTTTCATCTGAGGTAATGAAATACAGCTTGCACTTGAACCAGCGGTCGGCACTGTCTTCCTCACAGGGAAAGAGCTCGCTATAGTTGGCACGTTTAATGTCGGAAACTGTAAACTCACCGGAAATAAAGGGTGTCATTTCTTCAATGATAATGATGCGTGCTTCCGCTTCCGTGAAGCTGAGCGCGTCAACCAGATAGGGTTCTGTTACTTTCTTGTTCATTCCGTTATCCATTGTCTTTTCATAACGGATTTTACATTCAAACCACGTGTGCATCATGAGTTCATTTTTTCTTTGAGTTGTTTACTGACTACAAGTTTTACTGTTCGTCTTGCCGGAATGATTACCGTTGTTCTCTTGTAGATATTACGGGCTTTCCTTTCTTTTGTGATATAAGTCTTGATAGTGCCAAAACCACGTATATAGACACTTTCACCTTTACAAAGTGCTTTCTCAATAGCATCAAAAGCACAATCTACGGCTTGAATAGCCTGTGAGCGACTAATAGTCGTATTGTTGATAACATGTTCAACGATCTCAATTTTTCTCATTGTTTTTATTTTTATTAAAATGATAGATCACTATTGTTTGGTCTACAATTCTCAGTTTTGTATTGAGTATTTTCAACTGATTTTTTCATTATGATTCTTGATTTAAATCCGCAGATAGAAGTAGGACGATGGCTGCAATGGCAAAACTCATTCCTAAAATGGCATACGTATATGCTTTAGAGGATTTGGATTCTAAAGCAAAATGAAAGTTAACAGCAAAAATGATGATATTCAAAACAATAAATATTATATCAAAATAGATTCTCATATTACTTCTTTATTTACTGGTTACTATTATTTTTCCTCATAATCACAAATGCTAATAGGGATTCTTGTTAAATGTTAACGAAAGCCCATTTGTAGCGGCTGTTATTTCTATCTCTGGATATAATCTTTCTATTCCATGGATAAACTCCGTAGCATTGCTGTTATTGTCGGACAGATGCAGGAGTAGAATGTTGCATACTTGAGACAGGTCATTGGCTTGCAATGTGAGGAGACAGTTATCATAGGACATGTGCGACTTAATGGTGCGTTCGTAGCGTTTCTTGTCAATGTGCCCGGCAGTGAAATTTGCATCAAGAATTTCCTTGCTATAATTGCACTCCAACATTACATTGTTAAGACCGGGAAATTTGTATTTTAGGAAATAGGTGTCTGTGGCAAACAGCACTGTTCCGCACTCTTCATGACGGATGAGGTATCCGTAAGGTTCCGCAGCATCATGTTGTACAGGGAACGGTATCACTCTAAATCCATTTATCACAACTTGTTCGAATGGCAACAGCCCTTTTGCCCAATAGCTGGAAGAGAAACCAAGCGCATGTTTTGTGCCTTGACTCATATAGCAAGGTATGCAGGCGTTTATAAAATCGCCCACACATTTGGCATGGTCGCCATGCTCATGGCTGACGATACAACCAACAATGCTGTTTAGATTGAAGTCAAGAACTTTTTTTACTTTGTTGAACTTAACTCCGGCTTCCACTGCAAGTACCTCACCAGTCTTTTCAGACTGGAAGAGGTAACAGTTGCCTGATGATGAAGAACCTAACACATGAAGTTTCATTTCAAATAGGATTAATAGCCCGGTCCATCATCCTCGGTTGAGGCTTGGTTTTCGGTACTTGTTTCACCTTGGGGCTCTTTAATTTCTCCTGTTTCAGGGTCAACACCTGCCGGAACTTCGTTGGAAACCGGAGCTACTGCATCATCAAAACTGATAGTGCCTTTGTTGGCTTGCGTGGAAATTTCTTTCGCAACCTGTTCTGTAACATCGACATAATCGGCGTCCTCTACATTTTCTTCAACGGTACGCATACCCATTGACAGTTCCGGTGAGTATGTAGAGCACCAGAACGAGGCGGCACGGTAACGTAACATCTGTTCGGGCATAGTACGCCACTTGCTGCCGTTTTTGCTATACCAACCCTCATCAATCGCCATTTGTATGGTAACGGCTGTACCACGTAAGGCAAGTGGTGATTTTGATGTAACCGGTTTTCCGTTCTCATCATGCGTAACACCTTTAGGAGTAGTCCATGCCACACACTTGACATTTGCCACACCGTTATTGCAAACTCCATTTGATGTCAATTCAAACTTCAGTGGTTCAAAGCGTCCACAAGTATTGATAGTGGCAATTAGGAACTTGGACGACCAAGATGGGCGACCATATACAATGTATAAGTTCTGCATTACCATAAGAGGGGATGCGCCAATGCGTGTGGCCACATCGAATGCGATTACGCAGTTGGCTACTGCTTCGGCTTCAGAGACCGTTTTTTTAGGTCCTTCTCCGGTCTTACCGCCAACAACACCGCCAATGCGGTAACTTTCGGGTACAAGACTGGAATTGGCAAACATGGTGGAGAAACGGTTGAGCGTTTCAATGGTTGTCGGGTCAAAGAAGTTGATGCCAACAGGAACGTTACTTTGATGTGTAACCGGTGTGATTTGTCTTTCGTTCATAATTCTAATAATTAAAGATTTAACTATTTATTTTACTGTTAGTTGACTGTCTGTTGTAACCTGCAAGAATATCATTTGTGCGTTGGAAGCAATGAATGTATTCACGCTTTCGGCACGGTCAATGAACATTGGAGCATAGACTTCGTAATGCCTTGCCAATGTGTTGGTGATGTCAATACCTGCGTTCACTTGCTTTGCTGTATTGCACGTACCATAGGACACACCATCAATTATAGGGATACATACTTCGTATTCGTTTCCGTCAAGAGTGGTATCGAAAAGTTTCCAGTGTACCATGCCAAACAGCGAGTTCAAACGGCTCTCACAATCATCAATGCGAGCTTTGGCAAACTTAGCAGCTATATATTCACGTTTCTCTATGTCGGCTATCTTCTGTGCGAGTTCACGACCTTCCTTTTCAAGACGCTCTATTTCTTTATCATAGTTGGCGATAATGGTACGGTTGTTTAGTTGGATTTCCAAGTTCTTAATAGCAGATTTCACCAACTCGGCACGTTCGGACAGTTCGGTATCTGTCTGAGTATATGTGATATTTGCTATTTCTTTTTCTATCTCATCCAAACGTTTCAGGTTTGCTGCATACGCAGGCAGCTCGTTTTCGTTGATGGCGGACGGTGCTGCTTTCGGGGTGGATTTCAGACGATCATACAGCCCTGCAATACATTCGTCAATGGCAGTAATCTTTTTGGAATGCTCTACAAGTTCTTCATTACGCCTGTTTAATTCCTCTCGGTATGATTCGACTTGTGTCGACAGGGATTTTCCACGTGATTGATTCTCTTTGAGCCTGTTTTGTTTATATTCTTCAAACTTTTGGAGAGCGTCTTGTATCATATTGTCGGGTAAAGGCTGGCCGCAATGAGGACAGATATTATCACCGGTGTACTGTGTGGCACGAATGGATGCCCATTCGGAACGTAATTCTTCAAGTCTGCTTGTTGTTCTAGTTATTTCTTCGTTCAAATACTTGATGCGTTCTTTTGCACGGGTAATGTCTATATTGCAATCCGATCGTTCGGAATGAATATTCTTCAACTCTTTCTCGATTTCATTACGTGTTTCGTTCTGCTTATCGGCTTCCTCCTGACGACTTCTCCTTTCTGCGGCAAGAATATCCTTCTGTTGCTGTTCGATTTGCCGTTTTTCACGGTTCAGCGCAGCTTTTTTATCGATGGCAGATTGCTTGCGAGCATCTTCAGAATGCAGAAGTTCGTTTATTTCTTCCAGCTCTTTCTTTTTGTCGGTGAGCATTTCTTCCAATGAGTTCCAATCCTCGGCTTCTGGTTTCATCTTGTCCGTTTGGTCGATACGTGGCTTGATTTCATCCGCTTGCATTTTTAGACGTTTTTTCTCTGCGGCAATCTGCCGACGATAATCCGCCAATGATTTGCCACTCAACATGTCTACGAGAGCGGTAAATTCTGCATTTCCCTGCGCCAATTCGTTGTCTGTTTTGGCTCCGGCAATGGACATTAACACTTCACGTTGAACATCTTGTTTTAACGATAGGAAATACTCGGTATTGGTTAGCATCTTGAAAAGGTTCTCATCAATGATTTCGGCATTTATACGTTCCTTATACTCATTGACACGAACAGGTACGCCGTCCCATGTGCATTCGGTGACATTCCCCTTGAACACTTCCTCTACTTGTCCACGAGGTTTGACCCATTGCTCCTTATACTCTCGTTTGATGGTAATTTCCGTTCCATCAACGACTAATGTTCCCTCTACGGAGCATTCACAATGCTGTAGGGGATTGCCCTTTTCGTCTGTGGTGCGCAAGTTGAAGTCTTTACGGTCTTTGCTGTCCTTGCCGAAAAGCAGCCAACAGAACGCATCCATGTGCCTGGACTTGCCGAGACCGTTACGACCACAGATACGTGTAACAGTGCCATCTGTATGGAACTGTGTTGTCCTTTCTTTTTCTCCACGCCAGTTGCGAAGCGTGATTGATTTTAGCTGAATTGCTTTCATCTACTTTGATTTTTAATAGTGAAAAAATAGTGGGAGGAACAGGATTTGAACCTGTGTCCTGCTGCATCTTGGCCATTTGGGTACGTACCGCCGCTCTATCCGCTGAGCTATCCTCCCTTATCATTTGAAATAGTCTTGTTGTAACCTTTGTAGTGTACGCAGTTCGATTGTGCGGTATTCAACTTTGCCCGGACGCTTGCAGGGGGTTATTTTACCCTGCTTGCGCCATCTATCCACATTGCCACGCCCAAACATAGCGTATGCTTTTCGCTGGCTGACCATTTCGGGATCATTGTGTGTATCGGCAAGCATACGGACTACAGAGGACGCTACATCGCGGACGAAAGTGTCATAAGTAACGGATTTATCGGGAAAATCAATAGTGAGCATAGGATTACGGATTAAAGTGAATACTCTGCACGATAATTTTCATCGGTTTTAATGAAATATGTAAGCACTTTTATTAGGGAACGTTTAGAACCGGGCTTGGCTATAGAGTCAACCAGACTTTCTCTCTTTTGCTTGTCTGTAGCAATAAAGATGTAGCCCACGTGTCTTGCTTCCGGTTTAAGAGGCTTGATTTGAGAATTTAATTTTTTGAAATTGATAGACATGATATTGTAAGTTAAGAGGTTATTTGTTTTCATTTTGAAACTCCATCCATGATATACGTACCAGTTTCCATGTGAGAAAGATGAATACAGCTGATACAAGATAGCCAATGAACGATGCGATGTTTCCAAGTATGATATGTGCCACAATGCTGACAACCACCGCAAAAAGCATGATGCAGGATAGTATCAGTTGTGAAATATTTACAAATTTGTTCATGATGATTACAAATTACGATATTCTGATTACTGTTATGATACGCTTTTCTCGGTCCGTTTCTGTCTGGTACTTACGATTCAGGATAAGTCCGAGATCGGAAGCCTGAGCACGGACGCTCTTAGTCTTTTCAATGGGGAAAGTAACCGTTTTACCTACTTCCAAATCCGTTAAAGTTGGACGTACTTTTACTTGATTTTCTGCCATTTTATTTGTTTTTTATGGGTTATTGTTTAACTTTATAGTGCAAAGTTATTCAATTGAATTTTTAAAGCAAAACAATTGCTTATTATAATTATTCAATTAAGATATTTTAATATTTAAATGCTTATGGAAACGATAAACGATCGAATGGAACTCATTATAAATGAGCGATTTGATGGAAATAAGGCTGCTTTTGCTAAAAAAATTGGTTTACCTCCAACAGGTTTATCAAGTTATTTGGGAAAACAACGTCGTAGTAAACCAAGTGTGGATATGGTTGCAAAAATTGTAATAGAACTTGGTGTGGATGCCTGTTGGCTTCTCACAGGTAAGGAGGCTGCAAAAGTTGAGCAGGTTTTAACTCATGGTGATTTTTCACCAGCTTCACTTCATGGTGATGCGGTGAATGGTAATATGGATATTATTGTTTTGCAAGAAAAGGTGAAACATTTAGAGGAAATGCTTGCAGAGAAAGAGAGATTGATTAAGGTTTACGAAAAGATGATGGGAAGCAAGTAATGAGAAATGCGCAACTAATTTTTATATTCTTTTTAATTGCTATATCCCAATGCGCAACGGCATGTTCTCAAATTGACAAGGGAAAATGGCATGACGAAACATGTGTTTATATCAATAAAACATACAATCTACAATGGGATTTGTCCGGTGCTAAATGGCGTATAGCAGAAGATTATAGACTTCCAAAGGACATGATTTTTTGCGCAGCTATGCAAGATGATTTCCTTAGCATTTCTTTATGTGCATTTCAATCTAAAGAAAAATTGGACGGGGATTTATGGGAACATTCTGACGAGTTCGTAAATGGCTATATACAAAGTCTGATAAAAGGTTATCAATCATTACCTAATATTGAGAACCAAAAGGTTGATTATGAAAAATGTCATTTTCTATTCAAGAAAGCCATAAGATTTGGTTGCTTACATCAAGTCAGCGATGCACGCATAGGAGAAAATTCAATGGAAGTATTGAGCGGTGGATATGCTTTTGAAAAAGATAATATTTTGTTCGTTGCGATGATAATGCTCCCATACGAATACATTGAAACCTATGGAAATGAAGCGGTAGAAATGTTCTTTAGAAAGTTATCATATATTGATGCAACAAAAGAAGCCAAACAATGAACGGAGAGTACCCATATCGCGAAACGGACTCTTTCATGGAAGAACTGAAACGAGCCGCATTCAATGCTATCTACAAAGATGGTTGTGATAATTGTGGAGATTGGATAGATACATTGGTAAACTGTTATTCCGAAGAAGTGGTGGACGCTCTTGGGAATAATCCCAATGAGGTTTATGCAGAATTGGAAGATATATGGGAAACCATGGATTATGAAGACCCTCGAACCGGTATTTGCCTAACTTATCAGAATTGGGCAGAATATTTCACAGGGGAGTTTGCCCATACAATCTACAATGAATTGATTAAATCAAAACAGGTGAACGAACGTAAATAATCCGTTTTAAAGCGTTCAAACCTTTAAGGTGATAAAAGTATCGTTTTTCGTATTTGTGTTGATTGTGGCTTATCTATTTGCCTTAAATGGGTAATATATCAAGACTGGTAGCGGCGAGTTCTTCGATAAATGGACGAAAACATTAATCATAATAGACAGATACGAAGAAATTGAATAAACGAATATTGTTGAGAAGTATTATATAACTCATTGAAAAGTATCTTATTTTGGCAGCGGCGCAGGCTGCAATCGAGGAATAGCACGATATAGCTGATACTCAAAAAATAGGCGGTATGCTTTTCATTTACAAAGGCTTACCGCCTATTGTATTTTTAAAAGGTACGTTCATTCCGCACGGAAAATGAGCGTAATAAACGCAAATGTTTAGAGAATGTTGTTGTGCTTTTCGTTGGGTGTTTAGAGCGTGTTTAGAGCCGTAATTGATGATATGACAGAAAGTTAAGACATTGGAAGCTGTTTGGAATAAATTTAAATAATAATATAATAAAGACATAGAACGATATGGCAACATTTAAAGCGTGTGTTCAAAAAGAACGCAAGGACGGATTTTATCCGGTTTATATCAGAGTTACCCACCATAGGGGGACACAATTCATGAAGACCGACAAGATGGTCACGAAGAAAGAACTTTCCAGAGCGAAAGAAATCGAAGACCCCTACGTGCTTCAGTATTGTGCCGGGCGGATAGTGGAATATAACGAGCGGCTCAACAAAAAAGACATTGAACATTGGACGGTCAAGGAAGTGGTGGATTTTCTTACGAACGGCAATGACGATATTTGTTTTTCGGATTATGCGAGAGTGCATATCGACAGAATGATTGACCGTGGGCAGGAAAGGAATGCCAAGAACTACAAGCTTGCCCTACAACATCTGGAACGGTTCATCGGAACCAACCAAGTGATGTTCGCTCAGTTGACCTCTACGCAGGTGAACAAATGGATAAAGTCGCTTGAACAGACACATAGGGCAAAGGAAATGTATCCAATCTGTATGCGTCAGGTATTTAAAGCCGCCATGTTGGAGTACAACGATTACGATAACGGTATAATCCGTATTAAAGTCAACCCATGGGTGAAAGTGGAAATACCAACGGCTGATCGTGCGGAGAAGCTTGCCATTACCCCCGAAGCATGTCGGGAGTTCTTTTCATTCCCTCTGCCGGAAAGTAAGATGAAATATCCACAGACGGAGTTCGGGCGTGATGTTGCTATGATGGTGCTTTGCCTTGCAGGAATCAACACGATTGACCTGTACAATCTAAGAAAGCAGGATTACCGGAACGGAATTATCCATTACCAACGGGCCAAAACGAAGAAGTTCCGTGCGGATGGTGCGTATATGGAAATGCGGGTGCCAGCAATCATCCAGCCGCTATTTGAAAAGTACATGAACACGGCAAAAGATGATGAGCGTTTGTTCAATTTCTATCAGCGCATGACTACATCGGACAGTTTTTGCGCCAATGTCAACAGTGGGATAAGGCAATTATGCAAGGCTATGGGAATGCCAAAGGAAGAGTGGTATTCGGCTTACACGTTCCGGCATACATGGGGAACAGTAGCTCAGAATGATGTACGTGCCTCTATCTCGGAAGTGGCGTTTGGCATGAACCATAGCAATGGACACAACGTAACACGAGGGTATATCAAGATTGACTTCTCCCCTGCTTGGGAACTGAACGAGAAAGTAATTGATTTCATTTTCTTCTCCGGTAAGGCTTCTGTACGTGAGCAGAAACAGGAGGATGTGCATTTCCGCTTGTCATACCGCTATATGGTGAATGCGGCTGCATACCACAACGGGCAAAAGGTGGCGGGACTGACCGATGTAGGCTTCAACAATGTGGACGAGGTGATTGCCCGGCTCGTAACTATGCTGCCGGATGATATTCCGAACCGTTCAATGGTGATGTTCAAAATCGTCAACCTCGACAAAGACCAGACGGTGGTGTACCAACGGCAGAAAGGGAAAGGATTCTGATTTTTTTTGTGACTTCACGAAATGATATAAGCCTGCAAGGTATTTTTCTTTGTAGGCTTTCTTTTTTATTCAATTTTTATTCTTGCCCTAAAATCGAAAATTTCTTCACGTGCGCACGCACGCGCGGTAGATGTAGTAGTAGATATATATATTTATTTTATGGTATATCTTCCGAAGAAATGGGATATAATTGTACATTTATTGCTATTTCTTCCGAAGAAATACCCTTTTCTTCCGAAGAAATTTTACGGTCTGGACATGAAAAAAGCGACATTCTCTCGAACATCGCTTCAAAGCAAATCAGTAAAATCGCCCCCTTTTCGGGTTGGGGTTCCCTTGACACATGAAGACAATCTAAAGTAGAGGGTAATAGATTATTCTTCCTCGTCTTCTTCTCCGGCAAGTTTGGCAAGCTTGTCCTCAATGGTGAGTTTGACCTCGCCATCGTCTATGCTGATATTCTTAGGCATGATGATTTTAATGAACTCTGTCGACACTTTCACCCTGTCTTTGGGGTCAAGTTCCATGAAGTCCTGCATTATTAGTGGCATCACATCTCCTTCGGGTATAGTGTTGTGCGTTTCAAGCCATTTCTCAATCATCCCTTTTGCCAGTGCCGTTATTTTGTTGGGCGTACCTTTTTGCCGCCCTCCGGTCTTTTTTCCTATTGCCATAATGATCTGTATGTAAAAAGATAAAATGATGATGCGAAGATAACGGCTTACTTTCGCACGCAAGGTATAACTTTTAATAATCAAAAACTAAAGTCTTATGGGTTTAATAGGAAGTGCCATAGGTGCAGTAGGCAGCATTTTCGGTGGAATCAAGGCATCCAAGGCCATGAAGAAAGCAAAACGTAATGTTGAGGCTCAACGGCAAAAGAATCAGGACTGGTACGACAGGCGGTACAACGAGGATGCCACTCAGCGGGCTGACGCACAACGCATCCTTACGCAAACTGAAGAGAGTATAAAACAACGTAACAAAGCCGCTGCCGGTAGTGCAGCCGTCATGGGCGGTACTGATGAAAGTGTGGCAGCGGCCAAAGAAGCGAACAACAAGGCTCTTGCCGATGCAACATCACAGATTGCCGCTGATGCAGAAGCACGTAAGGACAATATCGAAGCCACTTATATGCAAAACGACAATGCTTTCGTGGAACAGCTTAACGCCATTGAGCAAGGCAAGGCCAATGCCATATCGGGAGCTGTACAAGGAGTAACTAATGCGGTAAGTCAAATGCCTTTCTAAACTATTTCAATATGGCAACAATGGATGATATTTTAGGAAACGGAGGTGGTACGCCTCCGCTCAAAGGCTCTAAGGAATGGCACGAACAGCAGCAAGACGCTCCTTCCGTATCATCCCCGGTAAAGGGTACACAGAAATGGACGGAACAACAAGCAGCTGCGGCTCCTGCCGTTACCGGCTCCCAATCTGAAACGGTCGCTGCACCTCCGGCCAAACAAGCCGATGTGAACGGTGGCAGTCTCTCATACGCTGAATTGTACAAAAAACTCAATCCCTATAAACCGCCAACGGACGAGGAACTTGCTAAAGAAAAGAAGAAGCAGAAACGTGAACAGATATTCGCAGCCATTGGTGATGGTATATCGGCACTCTCTAACTTGTTCTTCACCACGCAGTACGCTCCAAATATGTATACCGGTAAGAATACCATGTCAGAACGTACCAAAGTGAGATATGACAAGCTGATGAAAGAACGTGAAGGCAAGGAGAAAGAATATTATGAGGGGCTGATGAGGGCAAGAATCGCTGATGAAGAAAGGGATGACCGTGAACGTAAGTGGCAAAGGCAGCTTGGTCTTGACAAAAAGAATGATGACAGATACAATGAGGGCATTCAACATCGCAACGAGCGAGAGAAGATTACAGATGACCGATATGATGCGGAACAGGAATACAAGAAAGGTCGGGACAAAGAAGCTGATAGGCGTTGGCAAGCAAACTATGATGAAAACAAACGTCAGGCAGACCGTTCCTACAATTTCCAAGTAAAGAGACATAATGACAATGTGGCTGTAGAGCGTGATAAAGCGAGAGCGACAGCCGCACGTGGTGTACGTGGCAAGCAGCTCGGTTTTTCTGACGGCGGCGGAAACCAAGTAGCCATTTACGAGAATGTTTGGAAAGGTTCGATGCAGCAGGTGTATGATGCTATGCTTGCCGACCTCTCTCCACAGGATGAGAAAGAGAAAAGGGCTTTTGACCGTCAAATGAAGAAACTTGATACACCACAGAAGAAAGAGGACTATGTAAAACAGAATTGGCACAAATCGCCTAAAGCCTCTGCAATCATGCTTTCCCTCTCCAAACTTGACCCTGCCACCATGACCTCGGAACTGAATGATGAGGTCGTGGACTATGTTCCCGGTGGCGGCGATGATGATGTGATTGATTATACACCCGGTAAAAACAAATAACTATGCCAATATTTGAATACAACGGAAAGAAATACAATGTGCGTGATGAACACATTGACAGTTTTATGAAAGACTTTCCCGATGCTTCTACAATCATGGAGCGTGAGGGGAAGAAATATCGTGTAAAGTCGGCAGACTACAGGACTTTCATGTCGGAGCAACAACAGCCCGAACAATCTGCCCTGGACTCTACACCTGAAACTCCTGTAACTCCTTCAGCAGAAGAAATGCCGTTGACGGAACAGGATAAAATACGCTTCAGTGCAAATATAGGACAGATGAAACGCCGCACGGAGCAAATGATAGACGGCTTCAACGAGCGTATGGAAACCATGCGTGAGTATCACGAAAACGCACCGTTGGGCGGCGGACAGACCGCAGAGGGGAAAATGCAGTTCAACCCGGAGAGCGGAAAACTGGAGAAAACCTACATTACCCCTCTCGGCAACCGATACACCAGCAAGGGACTTGCCGACATGGAGAGTTTCAGATACCGACAGGCGGCTGATATGTCTGTAAACGGACAGTTGCGCCGTGCAATGCTGAAACTTGCAGAGCTGCAAGAGAAAAGAGAGGCAAGTGCCAAGAGAGTGCATGAGCAATGGGAAGAAGATACAAAAAAGAATACAGCTCCTCTTGGATTCTTACTTGCAGCAGATACCTATGTTCCTCGTCAGATGAGCGACAAGGAAAACAGTACCTTGGATGTCGCCATTCGTCAAACGGAGGAACTTATCAAAGACCTTGAAGAGCAGAAAGACCGTGAGCAAGGCGTCGATGTTGGCTTTTGGCGTGGTTTCGGTCGTGTGGCAGGAGATTTCCGCACTTGGGATTTCGGCATGAGCGATATGCGTGACGCATTGACCATGATGAACGCCGATGACCTGAAAGGTGAGAATGCCACAGAGGGAGAACGTGAAGCCTACAATGAAATGATGGGCGCACTCTACAACAAAGGACAGGCGGAGCAGATGTATGGCGGGAACGCCGGCTTTTGGAACAGAGCCGGTATGATGACCGGCCACATGCCTGCATTCATGCTTGACTTTGGCATTACAGGCGGTGGATTCAAAGGTATCAATGTTCTTTCCAAAGCCGGAACGAAAGCCGCCACAAAGGTGGTTGGCAAAGAAACGGTAGAGCAAATGGCCAAACAGGGCTTCAAGACATACGTGAAGGACAACGGCGTGAAAGGCTTGGGGCAGTATGCCACCAACTGGACTATCAAGGCTCTCGGAACAACCGCTGATGACCTGCTTCTCCGTGCTCCGCTGATGACCAACACTGTACAGGCTGGGAAAACCACGGCCGACATCATTGACAGGAAACTCGGTGATGTGGTTGTCGATGAGAACGGAAACTATGATTTTTCCAACGACAAGACTTGGGGAAATGCCATTTGGCAAGGAGAAGCCAATGCCATCGTTGAAAACTATTCGGAAATGTTCGGTTCGCACCTTGACCCTGTAGTTACTCTTGGAAATATGAGCAAACTCGCCAATGTGGTGGGTGCAAAGCGTATCGGTGCAGTACTTTCAAAGACTGATGCAGGTGCGTTGGACGGTATCATGGGACAGACACATCAGTTATTCAACAAAATGGGTGTGAGCGACTATTTCGGAGAGGTAACGGAAGAATACTATGGGCAATTGTGGCGCACCATGCTCAATCTCGACGATGCTTATCAGCAGAACCCGGACGGCACACGTACCAATTTGCTTGCGACAGGACAATTCCATGGCGACATTTGGGGCGGCATGGCTCTTTCTATGGGATTGATGGGTGCAGGTAAGGCTACTTTGTCGGGAGTACAGTATGCTTCAATGAAGCACGGAGTAAACAAGGCAGATGCCCGTGCAACAGAATTGCTTGGCAAAGAAATATGGGAGCCGTTAAGGGCGACAATAGACCTTACGACCAACGATGACATTGGAAGTGTGGCAGAGGGTATCGTGAACGACAAGGATTTCTCGGACGATGAGAGAGCCGCAATACTTACCTATATGGAGCGTTCGTTGATGATGAGGGGCTTTAACCTCGGTACTCTCGCACAGAAGCGGGGCGGCGAACAGGACGAGGATGTGCAGTCAATGAATGAAAGCTACATTGACGGTTACAACCTCGCAGACCCACAGGAAATGACCGATGCCAAGAATATGCGTGACTACCAGCGGCAGAGGGTTTCTGCCATAGTGGATGAAAACACGCTTGGCTTTTTGGATATACATCCTATGAATGCATTGGAGGAAATGCGGAACAATGGCCTTTGGGGAGAAAGCGAGTTGGAAACGGTTATTGACTACCTCAATGCCAAACAGGTATATGACGGCATGATTCAGCGTGTGCGTGATGATATAGACGCACGTGTGGAGCAAAGCAACGCAATGGTTGACGCACGCACCAACCGCACCTCCGGCATGATACAGGGGGCTACGATGAAGCAGGACGACCGCCGTGTGTATGTGGTGGGTGGAAACCTTGTGCAGTATGCAGACGGCAGCGGCATTGACAACCGGGCTTCGGACGGCAGTATCATTGTGCGTGATGCGGAAACAGGCGCACTTGAACAGGTGTCGCCCGATGCCGTATTGAACATTGATGAGCCGTTGAACCCGTCCGATGAGAAAATGACAGCGGAGGAGGCTATCATTCAACAGTTCGCACAGGAAGCATCCGACAAGATTGACGGTGTGGTTACATTCAACCCCGGCGATACATACACCATTACAGGAGATGACGCACAGATACAGGTTCAGATTGTAGCCAACGAAGACGGTATTGTGGATAATGGGGACGGCACAGTTAACGTATCGGACGGCGTGAATATCTTCCCGTTGGCAAAAGAAACCATACAGCAACAGGCTGATGCGGCAAACTTGGCACGTGTGGCGCAGTTCGAGCAGCAGAGAACCATTGAGAATGCCGAACGGAAACAGGAAATGCAAGAGGCTGAAAGACCACAATACGCCCTCAATGACATTGTTTCGCTTACCGATGAGAACGGCGTTACCGTCCGTGGCAATATCACAGCAGATGCCGATGCGGACGGCAAGTATGAGGTATTTACCGAAGCTCCTATCAACGGAAAACGTGTGAACCTGTTCACTCGTGATGAACTTGACAATATGCTGTTGGAGCATAACGGAGTGGCATTTGAACATCCTGCCGAAAATGAGAGCAACAATGGTGCGGAAAATATTCCCGAAAATGATAACAATGCCCCTCAAAATATTCCTGCCATGCAGAGAATACCAAAGGATGAGCAGGGAAATCCACTATATGAGCAGGCCGACAGCGACACAGCTTGGGATGCCATTGTGGAGCAGACTGAGGGTGATGAGGATATGGCACAGACCGTAGCCGATGGAATGGTTGCCGACAAGGAAGAAGCCTTGAAGAAGTTGGAGAAAGCCAAATCGAAAGGTGGCAACTCCATTGCCGAAAAGATTGCTTCCGAGAAAGAACGCAAAGCGGCGATTGATGCAGCCAAACAGGATTTGCTCGCTTGGCAGAAGATAGCCGGTACTGCCAACCGTAGAAGAATGGCAGCGGATGCGGAACGCAAACGAATGGCTGATGAAGCTGCCGCCCTACGCAAAGCGGAAGAAGAAAAGCTGCGTGCAGAGCGTGAGGAAGCCGAACGCGTCGAGCGTGAAGCCCTTAACGGAGTTCCCGACATGGTGGATGATACACCGCAGGATGCCCGCGCAAGGGGGTACAGACGTGTGAACGGCCATAAGATTGACAGGCAAGAACCATTGCAGACCGTACAAGGTAAAGAGGTGAACGTGAAGTTCAGCAATGATGTGCTGGCTCCCGGTCATGTGGCCGTGATTGACGCATCGTTGTTGCAACCGAGCCATATCCAAGGTGTGCGTAATCCTCTGCATTTTATTGATGAAGCGCAACCCAAGGAACGAAATGACGAAGCGAGCGTATTGTCTGCACGGAAAATCGCCGGGAACATTCGTCCGGAAGAAATCACATCGAGTATTACCGCTTACACCGGTGCGCCGACCGTAAACGAACGTGGTGAAGTTATACAGGGAAACAACCGCAGTGATGCCTTGCGTCTGATGTGGGAAAGCCATCCGGAACAGGCCGAAGCATATAGGCAATACCTGAAAGACCATGCGGAAGAGTTTGGTTTGCGTGCTGAAGATATTGCTGCCCTACAAAGTCCGGTGCTGGTAAATATGCTTCATGTGGACGATGCTACGGCTATTCCTCTGGGACAATACGTAGCACAGGACACCGAAAGCGGAGGTGTGGAACGAATCAAACCGAAAAATGCCTTACAGCGTATGGGAATCGAAGTACGTTCGTTTGCCAACCTGTTACTCAGAGCCTCGGACGATGAAGTGTCGTTTGCCGGGCTTGTGGATGCCAACGGTGCAAGTGTCCTAAAATGGATGAGCCAAAGAGGTTTCATCAGTCCCACACAATACAAGAGTGCGTTTGATAGCAAGGGTAACTTGACTCCCGAATCCAAGAATGATTTGCGTGGTATCATGTATCAAAGCATTTTCAAGGACGGTAGTACACGGTTGGAGGAAATGTTCAACGTATTGCCGGTAAAAGCACAAAAGGCTATTCTTGCCACTGCTTTTCGTGATTATGATAGTCCGAACAGTGAACGAATGGTAGATGAGATACAGAATTCCGTTCGTGCTTACTATGCTTTGTCCCAAGATAAAATGTTTGTAGAGGCAAAGAACTTCAAGGAAGCACGTACTGCCGTAGAAAGTTGGAAACGCCAGTATCAAATGGATGATGTCACTGGGGAAAGTTATCTCCCTGCTGATAATTTCAGTAACTTTGTCCTGCATTTGGCCGCAATGTATAAAGGTGAAAGCCAAAGCTTCATTCAAAATACATTCGGCAAGATTTATGACCTTATACAAGGCACACAGGAAGAAACTCTGTTCGAACAACCGGACAATACCCCTCGGACGCTCGTACAGGCTATTAAAGAAGCATTAAATTTAGATTACAATGGACAACAACGAAGCAATGTATTGGTTGGCGATACTGCAACAAGCCAACGAGGGCAGCAAGGAAGCAATGGAACTCTTGCGCCAAGAGAACGAGTTGAGAACGGAAATGGGACAACTGATGATACAGGAAGAACTGAAAGCATTGGTGGACAAAGCGAAATAGAATCTTCTTTATCACAAGAAGAAATGCTGTCTTCTGATGATACTGACAATCAACTTAGTGCAAAAATAGCAAGACGTATTGAAGTTCAAGAAGATGATTGGATTGAAAGCGGAAAGTATGGCGATACTTATAAACAGACAATTATTGTTGATGGTACTCATAAAGTTATAAAAGTTGATGCACCTGATACGAAAGGTAATTATATAGGTAGCGCTTATGAGTATGACGGTCAAACATTCGGAGACTTATTGGATGTTCTTAATTATATTGATGCATCTTTGTCTTTAGCCAATGCTGTTGCAGTGGCAGAGAAAGAAACCGATACTACTCCTACGGAGAAACAGAAAGAAGCTGGCAATTATAAGAAAGGTCATGTGCAGGTTGGTACATTCAATATCACCATTGAGAACCCGAAAGGATCCGTTCGTAGTGGAATAGACACAGAGGGCAACAAGTGGGAAACGATCATGCAGAACACCTACGGCTACATTCGTGGCACGGAGGGCGTGGATGGAGACCACATAGACGTGTTCCTCTCTGATGATATTGACGGGTGGAACGGACGCAGGGTGTTCGTGGTGGACCAGTATAATGAGGACGGCAGCTTTGATGAGCATAAGGTAATGCTTGGTTTCAATGAGACTGACGATGCCGAGGCAGCTTACTTCGCGAATTATGACAGCGACTGGGCAAATAATCACAAGACAGTGGTAACTGCCGTAAACTTGGAGGATTTCGAGAAATGGATAGATAGTAGCCACCGGAAGACAAAAGCGTTTGCAGAATACAAGTCAGTCAAAAGTGTTGAAGAACAGAGTTCAGGTACACAAGTCGACAGACTTTCTGAAATCAAGTCACGCATTGAAGAACTGCACAAGGAACAAGAAGCCGCACATGTTCAGAGTGATATATTTGAGGAAGCCCGCATTATTTCCGAAATAAACGACCTCTTTGCTGAACAGCGGAAGTTAGAACAAAGCAATTCCAATGAAGAAACGACAACACCGACTGATGCTGCATACACCATTACTCCGGCACAGTACACCACCAAAAGAGGTAAGGTGTTGGATATGCACCTTGTGGAGTTCAATAATGAATTAAGAGATACTGTTCGGAAGCACACCACAATGTTTGCCAAACAACTGAAAGGCTGGTGGGACAAGGAAAAGCAAGGCTTCATGATGCGGAGCAAGGAAGATGCTGAACGCTTGGCAGAATATGCAACCGATGCACAATCACAACCACCTTTGTCTTTGTCTGATTTGTCAGAAGTAAATGACGGCAATGTGCAGTTTTCAGAACCTCAACAACAGAAAGCCACGAAGCAGGAGGAAAAGCAGGAATATACTCCTATATGGCAATACTCTGTTTTTGTTGATAAAGAAACAGGGGAAACTACATTAAGTCGTGATGATGTGAGCGGTCCCATACCTATTGGTGATGCACGTTTTCGTCAGACAACCAACAGTCCAGAGGAAATGTTAGACATTCTTCGCAATCCTCAGAACGGTATGCAAGAAGTTTTGGATGCAGTTGGCATTTCGCTCGAAAATAAAATTAAGACCCGAGAACTTGATCGCAAGGCAAAGGATGAAATTCGTGACAAAAGGACAGATTTCGTTGTTGACAAGGAAATGGATAACAGATATTCTGTTCGTACTTTGATGAAGATGATTGATGCGGAAAAACAGGCTGTGATGGATTTAGGAGAGAAGCGTGGTGGAGACGTTTATCATGAAGGAAATATTATTTTCCTGACTAAAGATAGTGCAGATAAGTTTGCTAATGAAGTCCGAACTCTTATCAACGATATGCGGAGTGAGCAACAACAAGACAATTCGCAGAAAAAGACTGAAGCGAGTGGTAACCGTCTTGTTACTGATGAGCGTTATGCAGAACTTCGTGAGCGTATGCGTAAGAAGTTGCTCGGTCAAATGAATATAGGTATAGACCCTGAGATTCTTGCCATTGGAACAGAGATGGCTGTTTACCATTTGGAGAAAGGTTCACGTAAGTTTGCCGAGTATGCAACGGCCATGATTGCAGACTTGGGCGATGCCATACGCCCTTACCTTAAAGCATTTTACAATGGTGCGAGAGATTTGCCGGAGGTGGCAGAGAACGGACTGGATGCAGACATGACTCCATACGATGAGGTACAACAATTCGATGTGGCGAATTTCGATAAGAAAAGTATTGATGCGCTTGCTACCGCCGAAACCGTAACAAGAGAGACCGAGGTGGAGCAAGAGGCAGAGATTGCACAGGAACGTATCAAAAAAAGTCGCCCTGCACGTAAGAAGAATGAGAAAAAAGCAGTAAATTCACGGAATCAAACAGGTGGGTTATTTGGTGATTTACTTACTGAAAATGACAAGGCTGATGCAGAACTGCATCGCCAATTTGCAATGACAGTAAAGGCTGATATGCTTGCGGCTCTTGACAATGGGACAAAGCCATACAGAAGCATTTTAGACCTACGCAAGCGTGCAAGTGAGTTGGGAATGGAGGTAGATAATGATGGAAGAACTGATATTTTGTTGCAGGAACTTGTTGAGGACGGATTGGTCAGAGCTGCACGTGAGGTTATTGAACGTAAAGGAAGTGCTAGCAGAGAATCATACGATTTAATCTGCAAACTTTATGAAATGCAACCAACCATTTCGGCACGAAGCAGCAACCGTATAAAGATGCAGCAGTACTCCACGCCTCTTCCTATGGCTTGGATTGCCGGCCGATTTGCAATGGCTGACAAAGCAGACGGAAGCGTGTTAGAACCAACTGCGGGTAATGGGATGTTAGTTTTCACTATTCCAGTCGGACAGGTTCATGTAAATGAACTTGACAAAACACGACTGGACAACCTACGTGAACAGGGATTTGCACAAGTAACACAGCAGGATGCGACAGAGCCATTCGATGGCGATGTGCGTTATGATGTTGTTATCGCCAATCCCCCATTCGGAAAGCGTGAGGCAGTTGAGTATGATGGAAAGAAGATACCGGGACTTGACCCGCAAATAACATTGAACGCTCTTTCAAGCATGAAAGATGACGGCAGAGCCGCTATCATCATCGGTGGAAATATGGAGTATGCGAACAATGGTGCTATAAAGAGCATGAAACCATTTTTCACCTACTTATATGACCACTATAACGTGAAAGGCGTTATTGACATGGGCGGTGGACTGTATGCGAAGCAAGGTACAACATTCCCCACTCGTATGATACTGATAGATGGCCGCAGAACCAATGAGGAACGGGCGCAGACTGCCGTATACCCTCCTGTGGAGAACAAAGCAATCCGCAAGGCTGAAAGTTTTGACGACCTGTACGAGATTATTAACGAAGTATTGAATTTTAATGAAAAGACAAATGGAACAGAAGTATTACGTAGCCAAGGAGGGCGACATCTGTCTGTCGCTGACAACGCATCCGGGGAAACTGACGGAGCAGGACATAATAGACAATCTGAGGCGGATGATGAGAGTGGAAGCCAAACAGAACGGAGAGGAAGAACCGGATTGGAGGGAAACTCTGAGAGCGGCCAACGACCTGTATTGGGAAAACGTGGACAGAATGATACAGTTGGCGAGACCGGGAGAGGAACTGATACCATTGGAAAGCCTTCAACTGACGGAAGAGGACTTGAACAACGAACTGTGGGAAATGAGCCTCAGCCAGTGGATGGAGTGGACGTTCAACGAATCGGACTGGGATTAAAAGGAAAACCCAAGAAAAGAGATTTGACTGAAGAAAAACTTCCTTATCGTCCTCATAATACAGCATTCAGACTTGAAAGCGTTGCCCCCGCAGCTATGGTCGAGGCAATGGATAAAGTGCTTTCTCAAATTGAAGCACAGCACGGCAGCATAGATGAATTTGTCAAGACAGAACTCGGATATGATACCATTGCTGAAACGTATCAAGCACTTGCCGCCGAGCAGATGGACAGTGTCGCTATGGCAATCTATCAGATGAAACAGGAACAAGCCCTTATTATAGGCGACCAAACTGGTGTTGGTAAGGGGCGCCAAATGGCAGCACTTATTCGTTGGGCAGTGCAACGAGGTGAGAAACCTGTATTCATCACACAGAAAGCAGACTTGTTCTCCGATATTTACCGAGACTTGGTAGATGTTGGAAGTGGAGACCTCGTGCCGTTTATATTCAACTCTGACGGTGCTATGGTTGATAGCAAAGGTAATACAGTACACAAACCTCTATCTTCCGCAGAAATGGCAAAAGTCTTTGCATCGGGAGCATTGCCCGAAGAATATGACTTCGCTGTACTCACCTATTCGCAGGTAAACACTGGCGATGCTGTCAGTCAGCAAGAAATGGAGGAAGCTGCCAAAAAGAGTGGCGCACGCACCAAGAAAAGCAAGAACGTGAAGAATGGCAAGGCTACCCCGAAAGCCACATTCTTACGTGCCATTGCAAAGGATAACTATCTGTTCCTTGATGAAAGTCATACGGCGGCAGGTTCGAGCAATACAGGTGCCTATCTGCAAAGTATTCTTCGTGGAGCGAAAGCCGCCACATTTGCAAGTGCTACGTTCGCAAAGCGTCCCGACACAATGCCTTTGTATGCAATTCGTACAGCGATGAGCCAAGCAAAGGTTGATCCGGATAAGATGATTAGTATCATTGAGAAAGGCGGTGTAACTCTGCAAGAGATTATGAGTCGTGAATTGACTAATGCAGGGCAAATGGTACGCAGAGAGCGAGATATGAGCGATGTTGTTACCGATTGGAAAACAATCACTGACCCCGAAACTGTTAGACGTGCAAGAGAGAATTACGACCGTACCATAGCAGCATTCAATGCCATTATCAAATTCCAAGAGGACTACGTAAAGCCGATGATTGAAGCATTGGATATGGAACTTGCTGTTATGGCAGAGAGCGCAGGTGTGAAGCGAGGCACAGATAAAATGGGCGTTGAGAACGTGCCATTTGCAAGCAAGACCTACAACTACACCAAGCAGCTTATGCTTGCCCTCAAAGTCAATGCTATTGCAGATGAAGTGGAAGGCGAAATCAATGCAGGTCGCCACCCTGTTATTGCGTTGGAAAGCACAATGGAGAGCAGTATTAAGGACTATGCCGCAGGAGAAATCATTGATGAGCCAACATTCAGTGCAAGCCTACTGAAAGGACTTGACACCGTTATGCAGTACACCGTCAAAGATGAGGACGGTAACGAACGCCACGAGCGATATTCTCCACAGGCATTAGGTCCGGCAGGAGAAAAAGCATATTATGAGTTGCAGGATTTCATTCGTGAAAGCACAAGCGATATCTTTATCAGTCCACTTGATGCCATTATCGAGCGTCTGAACAAGAAAGGATACAAAGTAGGTGAATTGACAGGACGTAATATGTATGTTGAGCGCAACGATGACGGACGTGTCGTTGTCAAGCGTAGAACTGACAAAGACAAAAAGAAAATGCAGAGAGAGTTCAACAGTGGTGTTCTTGATGTCCTCATCCTCAACAAGTCTGCATCAACAGGTATCAGTTTGCACGCTTCAGAGAAATTCAGCGACCAACGTCAGCGTTCTATGATTATAGCACAGCCGCTGAGCGATATTAACGACTATATGCAGATGATAGGACGTATAGACCGTACAGGACAGGTGCATAGAGGTTATTACATCAACCTCGGTTTGCCTGTACCCGCCGAGAACCGTTTCCTGATGATGCTTTCCACCAAACTGAAATCGTTGAACGCTAATACCACGACCTCACAGGATAGTGAAAGTAATGATGTGGAAGCACCGGATTTACTCAACAAGTATGGTAGTCAAGTTGTTGTTGAGTATCTTCGTGATAATGTAGATATATACGAGAAAATGGGTACTCCTTTGAAAAAGGGAGGACTCGGAGGTGGTCGTGTGCAGGCAAGCGAACTTGAAGATTACAAACCGCAAGAAGATGATGCACGCAAGATTACAGGTTATGTCGCTCTATTGGCAACAAAAGAGCAGGAGGAGTTTTACGATGATGTCGTAAGGCGTTATAACGAATTGATTAAATATCTCAATGATACCGGCAGTAACGACTTAAAGATTACTGTAATGCCACTCCGCGCAACGACTATCGAGAAACGCATATCTTCTGAGGGCATAGACCCTGATGGAAACAATCCATTTGCTCGCAATTCATTTGTTGAAAAGGTGGAAATGGATGTGTTGAGAAAGCCGATGAAAGCGGATGAGATACGCAAGGTAATAGAACAGATAAACAAGGGTGTTGAGCCGAATACCTATCTTGACAATGTTATTGAAACTATCCGCAAGGAGGACGAAGTTAGAATTGCTGCAGAAGATGAACGCTACGAGAAATCAAAGGCAAAAGCCATTGACGACATAGCCAAGCAGACAGAAAAAATCAATGGTCAGAAGAAACGCAGCGATGAAGAAAAGCGTGTTGCCATAGATAACTTTATCGCAGAGACCAATGAAAAGGTAGAGGCAAAGCATAAGGACAACATCTTGCGACTCAACACGAACAGCGACCAGATGATGCGCCGCTTGAGAATGTTTGAAGTTGGCAAGTCTTATCTTGTGCCCGATAACCTTGAGTCAATGATTTTCGACTTTGCTACTTCTGCTATCTTCTGTGGCTACAAAACAAAGGATAGCAAGATTACAGCCTCAACAACACTTGCGGTATTTGCTACCCTTGACGGTCGCAGACGTATTGAAATTAAACTTTCACAGATTGATGCGTTGCGAAGCATTGACAAGGTAACCAATGATAATTGGGATGCTGCACGTGCCACCACACTTGATAATTGGGATAGTCAGATACCAAGTGAGACACGAAAGACAGGTTTCATTATGACAGGTAATATCTTGCAGGCTATAGCCGATACACAAGATGAATACGGAGGCTATCCTGGACAACTCATTAGTTATACAGACATTGACGGTAATGTTCACGATGGTATCTTAATGCCCGACAAATGGAATGCTTCTATGCTGAAAACGAGCGGTGCTCCATTGAGCAGTCGTTTACAACAGATAAAAGACTATACTCCTATAACAAGCCACGATGGAAAGGTCGAGATTATGGGTAACAGTTGGGCAAAGATGTTCTACCTCACTGTTCCAAAGACAAAGAAAGACGGTGCGGTTTACTACGAGAACAAAACCTTGCTTCGTGCCGCAGGTGGAAACTTCTACCCTTACCGAGGAAAGTTGCGTGCGGATATTCCCGAGGAGCGCATAATAGAAGTTGTCAAGGAACTTGCCAAATTAGGCGTAAAAGTAAAGGATGACACAACTGATATTCTCCAACGTAACGGCATTGGTGCATATAACGATGATGAAGTCAGTTATGAGAATGACCCAGTGGCAAAGCTGCTCGGTCAGTCAAGGAGAACGGCAAAGCAGCGGAGGGAATTTGCACGGCGTGAACGCCAAAGAATGGCAGAACGTGTGGAAAGCCTTGCAGAGAAACTGCATCTTGACAATGTGGAGGTTGTTACTGATGCTTCCGTCTTGGATGGAAAGAAGCAGCGTGCAAAAGGCTTCTACTCGAAGAGTACAGGGAAGATAACCATTGTTATTCCCAACCATACAAGTACGTTTGATGTTGAACAGACACTGCTGCATGAGGCTGTGGCGCACTATGGTTTGCGCCAGTTGTTCGGAGAACATTTTGATACATTCCTTGATAATGTATTCAACAATGCCGATGAGAACATACGCAGACGCATTGTAGATATGGCTGCAAAAAACGGTTGGGATTTCCATAAGGCTACCGAAGAATATCTTGCTTCGCTTGCAGAAGATACTGAATTTGAGAACATCAACGCAAGTTGGTGGCAACAGATAAAGGATTTCTTCTTGAATATGCTTCATAAGATAGGCTTTGAGGATTTCAGAGGGGTTACTCTATCGGACAACGAACTTCGCTACATCTTGTGGCGCAGTTACGAGAACCTTGCGGAACCGGGCAGATACAGAAACATATTGGGAGAAGCCGCTGATGTGGCAAAGCAGTATGAACTGAAAGTCGGAAATTATGCGGTTTCCGACCCACATCATCAGACTGTTGCAGAAAGTGATGATGCACTATACCGTACCGGTGACCCGGAAATACATGAAAGGGAGTTGGCTCGTGACCGTTATGAAAGGCGTGTAAAAAGCGGTATGTTCCAATCACAGGAAGCATTACAGGACAGTATGCTCGGCTTGAAAGAAGCCATGACTGCAATCCTTGGCAAGGAAACAAACATTGAGGATGTGGACGGATTTGAAAACGCATACTTGGGAGAAAACCGTCTGTCAAGTGTGAACAAAGCCGAAGCCGATGCGTTTGCCCACACCCTGTTCAAGCCCATGCTTGATGAGGTTGCCAAACTTGCCAGGACTGAGGCAGAGCGTGAGGAATTGACTGATTACATGATGGCGAAACACGGCCTTGAACGCAATACATATATGCGTAATGAAGCAATCAATAACGGAGCAACCGATGCAGACCAAACCGACTATGCCGGACTTACAGCCCTTACAGGTATGGATAATGTTGCTGATGCCGAAACGGAAGCACAGATAATGGTTAACGATTACGAACAGGCACACGACACTACCGACCTTTGGAAAAAAGTCAATGCCGCGAGCAAAGCAATACTTTCAAAGTCATACGAATGTGGCATGATGAGTAAAGCGACCTTTGATAAAATTTCAGATATGTATGATTTTTACATTCCGCTACGTGGTTTTGACGAAAAGACCAGTTCTGAAGCATACGCATATCTGACGCACAAGCAAAGTGCATTCAATGCTCCTATCAAGAAAGCGGAAGGACGCAGGTCGAAAGCGGATGACCCGTTTGCCAACCTGCAATCAATGGCAGAAGGTGCTATCATGCAGGGCAACCGGAACAAATTGGTAAAACAGCGTTTCCTTAATTTCGCCCTCAACCATCCGAGCGACCTTGTCAGTGTGAGCGACATTTGGGTAGAATACGATACGGTGGCCGACGAATGGAAGCCAGTGTTTCCTGACAACATAGACAGTACAGATACTCCCGAAGTGGTGGAACGGAAGATGCTGGACTTTGAAACTAAAATGGAGTCATTGGCACAGCAATATCCTGACCGGTACAAGCATGGCAAAGATACCGTGAATATTCCTTACCGTATTGTGGAAAGCCGGGATATGAGGCAGCACCAAATTGTAGTGAAGCGTGGCGGCAGGGACTATGTGATTACCATAAACGGCAATCCACGTGCGGCACAAGCATTGAACGGACAGACAAATCCCGACAACGATATGTCGGGGGCAATCGGGGCCATTCTCCGTGCCGGTGAAAACATCAACCGACAGTTGAGTGCGTTCTATACCACACGCAACCCGGACTTCATCGTATCGAACTTCATGCGAGATATGCTATACACCAACACCATGACTTGGATAAGGGAAAGCCCGAACTACGCACTTCGTTTTCATCGCAATTATATGTATGCCAATCCTGTAAGGATAAAGCAACTCTTGGCAAAGCACCGCAAAGGGACACTTGACATGAGTAACAAGACGGAAGCGATGTTTCATCAGTTCATGATGAACGGAGGAGAAACAGGCTATGCCAATATCCGGGACATTGAACAACATAAGAACGACATACGCAGGGAACTGAAAAAATCAAACGGCAAGATTCCTGTAAAAAAAGCATGGGACTTGTTGGGCGGACGTTTCGATGAGTACAACCGAGCCGTTGAGAACTGCGCCCGTTTTGCCGCTTTCATGACATCACGCGAAATGGGCCGGAGCATTGACAGAGCCATCTATGATGCAAAGGAGATAAGCGTAAACTTCAACAAGAAAGGCAGCGGAGCAAAATTCTATGACAGTACAGGGCAGACAAAGGCTGGTAATGCCAGTGCATTGGTATCGGGACTTGGTCGTAGCGGCTATGTGTTTTGGAATGCAGCCATTCAAGGTACGGCAAACTTTGGACGACAGATGAAACGCCATCCTGCCAAAGCTTTTACAGGTATTGCGGCGATGTTCCTTCTTGGTGCCATTGTTGCCTACTTGGGTGGCGATGATGATGACGATGATGACAAGAACGCATACTATAATCTTCCCGAATATGTAAGGCGCAGCAATATTCTTTTCAGGGCAGGAAACAGTTGGGTATCAATTCCTCTTCCGGTAGAATACAGGGCTGTTTACGGTATGGGCGAACTGATGATTTCCGTCCTTAACGGAAAGGAACATCTTACAGACGGAGAAATTGCCGAAGCCATAACAGGACAGGCTACACAGATATTACCTATTGATTTCTTGGAGGGCGGCGGAGGATTGAATGCCTTTGTACCGAGTGCCTACAAACCCTTGTGGGAAGCCTACGTTGCAGAAAAGAGTTGGACGGGTATGCCACTTTATAAAGACACACCTTACAACAAAGATATGCCCGAATGGACAAAGGCGTATAAGAGTGCCAATAAATACATTGTCGGATTGGCCAATGCCATGAATGAAGCTACGGGTGGAGACCCATATACAAAAGGAACGATTGACTTTAATCCGGCAAAGATTGAATATATGCTGAACGGTTATTTCGGTGGCGTGTTCGGAACAATCGACAAGTTGAGCAAGATGGTAGAAACCGTTACAGGCAACCGTGAGTACGACCCTCGCAGCTTCCTGTTGGCAAACAGGCTGGTCAAAGCCGGGGACGAACGCACCGAGTACAGGGCTGTGAACAATGAGTATTTCCGATTGAAAGAGGAGCATGACCGGTTGAAATCCCGATTGAAGCACTATGAAGAAGATACCGACAACGACATATTTGACTATGCGGAAAAGATTGATTTCCTTTACAATTCACCCGAATACGAGCGTTACGAAATCTTCGAGGATTACCGTGAAGACATTGACGACCTCTACAATGAATTAAAAGAAGCAATCAGTGACGAGGAACGCAAGGATATTGAAGCCGAGTTGAACGAACTCAAAAAGGAAATGATAGAAGAAATGAACAAAACCCGTAAATAGTTAAACATAGGATGATTGCCCGGAGCAGTATATTTGTTCCGAGCAATCATTAAAATGATAAAAAT